AAGGTGTCTCCGTATCAAGGCGAAATCTCAGCTCGGCGCGACAGACTTGAGGAAATGGCACCAACGGGAATGACACGCGCTGCGGCTGCTGTTGAACTAGCAGTGTCAGAATCAACGGTAAGGCGAGATGTCTCAATTATGAGAATAAAATGGAAGGGAAAAGACCAATGAGCGATAGAAGAATACTCATACTGGAGAACAATCTCAACGAATCACGCACGCTAATCAGCGTTTTGCAGAGCAAGGTAGCACGCCAGCGCGATGATATAACGAGATTGCGTAGCCGCGTGGACACGTTGATGCTGGATAAGAAGGAAGTCACAAAAGAGCGCGACGAGCTGCGGGAGGCGAATGATGGCCAATAACAAACGTCACCCCATCAAAGAGCAAACCAAGCAAGTATGGCGGCTATCCAACGAGGGAATGTCTGGTAAAAATATCACCAAAGCTCTTGGTCTAAATCGTGGGATTGTAAGTGGTGCCATCAATCGCGGGCGTAAATCAGGTTGCTGCAATAAAAAGGTGCGCACAAAAGTTACCTGCCGAAACGAAAGCTCACTGACTTACGGTTATATCGGTCAGGTTATTGATGCACTGTCGATTGATCAACTTGACTGGCTGTTTGTTCAGTCTGAGCGAGTGGGGTACAACACATGCGCTGAGTATATTGCTGAACTTGTGCAGGACGCCTATGAAGAAGCAATGGCAAAGGAAACCAACCAATGAGGTATGGCTCGGTATGCTCTGGTGTTGAAGCGGCCACCGCTGCATGGCACCCACTAGGCTGGGAGCCGCAATGGTTCAGCGAGATTGAAAAGTTCCCTAGCGCCGTGCTGGCGCATCATTACCCAGATGTCCCCAACTTGGGCGACATGACACAGTTTCAGGAGTGGACAAATGAACCAATCGACCTTCTTGTGGGAGGAACCCCATGCCAAAGTTTCAGCGTCGCGGGACTTCGCAAAGGACTTGATGACCCACGAGGCAACCTCATGCTCACCTATCTTGCCATTGCTGAACGCAATAAGCCCAGATGGTTGGTTTGGGAGAACGTCCCCGGCGTACTGTCATCCAACAGAGGACGGGACTTTGGAACCTTCCTCGCCGCGTTGGGGAAAATCGGGTATGGGTTCGCCTACAGAGTGTTGGACGCTCAATACTTCGGAGTGGCCCAGCGACGCCGCCGTGTGTTCGTTGTCGGATACCTTGGAGATTGGAGACGTGCCGCAGCGGTTCTTTTTGAGCGCGAGAGCATGTCAGGGTATCCTGCGCCGAGTAGAGAAGCGAGGGAAGAAGTTGCCCCCACAGTTACACAAGGCGCTAATCAATACAGCGGGTTTAACGGAGAGCCAGTAGTAGCAAAATGCCTGACTGCTAGGGGTGCCGGGGCTGGAAACCTAGATCCAGAGACAAGCAATATGCTGCCCATAGCCTTCGGCGCACAGAACAGCGCCAATCAAGGTGACAGCGTGTCAACGGAAGTCACGCCAACGCTGGATAAGAGCAAGACGCCAGCGGTAGCGATTGGATGGAACAGTGAATTTAACGGAGCGAAAGAACTTATGCCCACTATTCAACGCGGTGGTCAGGGTGGATCGCAGGACGGCGTAATGCAACCTGACATGCAAGTCCGCCGCCTAACTCCAACCGAATGTGAGCGGCTGCAAGGCTTTCCAGACGGCTACACGCAAATACCGTGGCGCAATAAGCTAGCGGAAGACTGCCCAGACGGCCCTCGATACAAGGCAATGGGCAACTCAATGGCCGTTCCAGTGATGCGCTGGATTGGTGAACGCATACAGATGGTAGAGGAAACCAACCAATGACTAAAGCAGTCAAGCACGACGCAGAAAAGCCACGGGTGGACTTGTTTCCACCTCAAGCAATATTGGCCATCTCGGAGGTGCTAGGTTACGGCGCTGAAAAGTATTCCGACCACAACTGGCAAGAGAACGGCGGCATGGAGTATTCAAGGATGTATGCGGCTGCACAGAGGCATATGCTGGCGTTCTGGGATGGTGAGCAGGCAGACGGGGAGACGGGCATGTCACACCTCGCCCACGCGGCCTGCTGTATCGTTTTCCTGCTGAGCTATGAGATCGACGGCAACGGCATCGACGACCGCCGCGATTAGCGGTGAAATAGACCCGCAATATCATCCGCCTCGGCCTGTTGAGTAAATTCAGCGGGCCGAAGCGTTGTCGTCTGGAAACCCTTTAGTTGATACTCGCTAAACACGCGGATCAAACCCAGCGGAATACAGACGAACACGAAAATCTCCGCATCTGAGCCGCCACGGCTGAACTTGAACGACCCATACAGTGTTGGCACAATCGACGACTTTACCTCAACGCGAAGCACACGCTTGGACGGTAGCGTCACATGTAGGTCGCACGAACCATTGACGTGGGCGGTTTCCAACCCAGCCATTTGAAACCTTGAGGCTGCAAGGAACTCACCAGCACGGCCAATGCCTGTTGAGCTTAGTTTAGCTAATTTAGACATATTGGGTGATCGTGTGGCTGAGTGAAAACCTGCAACAGCGCCCAACAATTAAATTGAACCACCCAGCCGCGCAGTAACCATACAACGTATCGTATGTGTACGGAATGGGTTTCTTGCAACATTAGGCTGCAAGCCATTTGAAACTTTGACGCGGTAAGGAACTCGCCAGCACGGCCAACGCCTGTAGAACTTAATTTAGCTAATTTAGACATATTACCGAATTACTTGCACAACTTTTCGCGAGTTTCATTGTGCCGCACAATTTGGCGCAGCAAATCTGCGTCAGTCCAATCCACTACCGATTGATCTTTGAATGTAATTACTCGCGAAACATCGCAGTAAGTGTCACCCGTCACTGTCACTCCGCACCCAGCGACTAGCACGGGCAGCAATGTCATCGTCACTAGCATTTTGAAGTTCATCTTCGACCTCTTTCGCTGTCAATATTTTCTCAAGGCGATCATCCTTGATTTCGTATTCTAACTCATCGCGGCCATCGGCACGGCCCCTGTAATACACAGTTACGACGGCCAATGCCGCAGCGCCGATCAACGCTGCATACAGCTTTAGTTTACCCAGCAAAAACATTATCTGTCGCCCTTATTCCATTTGCTGAGACGCTCAACGTCAATCACGCCCAGCGCCACCATTGCTACCACTGCCAGAACCCCCATGATCGCTAGGTTCTGCCAAGGCAGACCACCTACAACACCAACAAGGGGTGTGGCGACAGATGCCATCTTTGCAACAGAAGAAGCTTGGATTGTCTTGGTTTGAGCAATCCGCTTCCGCTCTGGCTTCTTTTCGGTTTCTGCGCTGTTTAGCCATGATGTCACTTGAAAGCATGGGCATTGCTTGGCCGAAACCTCGTTATGTCCACGCACCTTTGTGATTGATGGGTATTCCATGCGCAGTTGGGCAATTAGCTTACGCAGCGCACGGTCCTGCTCTGGCGTGAAGTTGTCCTCAAACTTGTCGTCTTGGTCGCCGCCGTGTCCGCCCCATAGCGCAATTGCCACAGAGCCTGTGTTGTGGCCCTTCTGCGCGGCTGGCGTCACCTCAATCGGGCGACCCTCTGTAATCGTTCCATCGCGGTCCACGAAGTAATTGTAGCCCACGTCAGACCACCCACGGTCTAAGTGCCAGCGCTTGCACTCGGCAGCTTTTTCGCTGGACCGACGGCCAGCCCACCACTCAGCGCGTGTCGCGGTGCAATGCACGAATATCTCGTCAATCTTTCTCATTACCATTTCCCTTCGTTTCGTCCGATAGCGTACAGAACAAGGCCCAAACCCGCTATGCTGGACAATACAACGAGAGAGCCTACCGTCCAGAGAATAATCGCGTCTTTGATCTCAGCCTTTCGATACTCATTCTTCTTGCGCTGCTCACGCACACGCCGTAGCGTATTCTTATATTCCTCAAGACCTTTCGGCCCGTAGGTGAAACTGATTAGCGCCTCAACGTCCCTCTTCATTGCTTGCACCCTCTTCTGCGCAGCGAATATCTCAATAGCCTCAGCCTCCGCTGATCCAGTAAGGCTTTTCCAGATGCTTGGGTTCTTTGCCCTCTCAGCAGCGTAGTTCACATCACTGACTGCGCCAGCAAACCTGCTCAAAGCAGATGTAGCATCCCGACCAGCCGCCAAAAGCTGCTTGGCATTACTTACAGCCGATGCTGCAACCGACAATGCTGTGATTGGATCAATCATGTGTCCGTCATCACGATTTATCTCTCCATTAGCCGATCTATTTTTTCCTCAATGCGGTCAAACTTGGCAACGATTTGGCTCATCACGGCAGAGCTGTCAGCCTTTGTGACGTATTCTTTGGCCATTTCTTCGCGGGTTCTGTTTAATAAAATACGCACTCGGTCAAGCTCTTCCTTTTGAGATTTGATCCACCACACGA